ATCGACGATAAGGACGTTAAAATCCTTCGGATCGTACTGCAGGAATGATTTAAGAGTCCATTGCAGGGATTCAGGACGGTTTAAGTAGGTAAGAAGTATTGTAGTTTTCATACGTAACAACTTGGACAAATATCAAATTTTATATTCCCTTTAAACTCAGCATTACAAGCCTTACACCTGTTTGTGAATATCCCCCCCATGCTATGTGATTCCCTGCATGTGCGGAAGTAGTATTGCTCATCCTCGGGCATATCATCAAAGTCAAAATAGTACCAGGGCATGTGCTTTGCCGTGTATGGCCGGTTAGTCCTGAGAGCGTTAAATGAATGAAACGGGACCTTGTAAAGCGCAAACGTGGTATCGATGGCAGCCTCGAAATACATATCATCTTTGGGATTCTGCCAGAACTGTTTTTCGTATTTGGCAGGGCTGAAACTTGTTGGCGCAATATCGTTTATCTCAAGGCTAAACCCGCATTTATCAAACCAAGGGTATTTCCTTAATCCTTCTTCCAAAACAGAGAGAAAGTCATCAGGGATGCCTGACAGATCAAGATCAGGATCCGTAACAATATAGTTGCCGGTAATATTTAATTTATTGAGTATACCTTGCTGCCAGACAACCTGATAACCATAATTCTTATCGAGTTTTACAACCTCATATTTAGTCGTTTTGTAGTATTCCAGTAATGGCGGGTAATCGGAGTTATTATCAACGAAAACCGGATCGATTCCATGAGCAAACAGAAAGTCGGCCATTTTAACAGGAAGGAACAGACGGTTATATGTGATTATGAGGGCTTTCATTTGCCAACATAGGTTAAAGAATCGCCGTCTTTTCTGTAATATTTTCCTGACTCACCCTTCATAAAATCATCGACATGCTCCTTTGGGAATTTACCATGCCATTTTCCCTTAGCTCTGGTCGGTGTGCCGTCTGAATATTTTGCATCGGATGGCAGGCACTCAGAACACAAACCTTTGCCAGTTTCAAATTCCTTCATGTCTGGAGGTAATATGAGTCTCATGTGATTACGACTCCACCACCATCCAAGTGCAGTATTTTCCACGCAGTGACATTTTGAACAAACAAATAATCCCATAATGTCTTATATTTCGTGACAAACAAAGTATTCCGGTGTTTCAATCTTCTTGCCCGGTAGCTTCCTGAGCTGTTTGATGAAAAGAAAGTCATGACCATAACCGGGCCTTTCCCATTTCAGATTAAGCCTTGCAGCATGGCAGATATTTGACGTTCCACAATGACCGTAAAGAGTGACGTCGATCTGTCGTTCAATGAACTCGGTGCCGTTCCATCGCCAATCGTTGTAATAAAGCCAGTTCTCAGTATTATCCATCTGATCATCGATCTTTCTTAAATGATCCGGGCCGTATTTATCATCATTGTCGATGTAAAGGATATATTTACCCCTTGCGGCTTCGATTCCTGCATTGCGGGGTGTATTGCTCCAGAGTTCTTTGCGCTCAACACGAATGAGCTTTAGCCGCTTGTCGTCGAAATTATGCTTAACGATAAACTCTGTCAGAGGACACCCATCAGCGACAACGATCAGTTCAAAGTTTTGATAGGTCTGATCCAATACGGATCGGATTGCCCTGACGAGCTTTTTATCTTTCCCGGTGGCCGAGCCGGGATAATCGGAAAGAAGGGAGGCCATGATAACTGAATATTTCATACTTTTACTTTCTTATAGATGAAACCTAATGCATTGCATTCTTTGCATTCTTCCTTATTATCATTTATGCAATTATGACAAGCGGCCGGGATAAACTTGCCGTTTAGGGGTTTGGCATTATACAGACTACCAAAGGGATCTTTGCACAACTTACAGGCTTCTTTACGAGGATCGGTTAAATTGCAGCAATCCTTACAAAGTTCCGGCAGTAAATCAGCATTTACCTTTGTTGTGCCTAATCCGGTTGTAAATTCAAGGAACGCTGTTGGTTCTTTTGCACATCCTTCGAGTTCCTTTTTTTGTTTCTCGTTCTCCTCTTTGAGCTTTTTGTTTTCACTGAATAATTCTTCGATTTGCTGTGATAAATACCTGAGTTCCTCTTTGCATTCCGTTTTTTCAATAAGATAATCCCAATCCTTACCCGATTGCGCGTAGCATACCTTCACCATCATGTTAGTGATAGCTCTTTTTATCCTTTCATTTTCTTTTGCCAGATCAATAATCTGCTTAACCTCGTCCTTGAATAATCTTCTGAATATTTTCATAACAGCGAATTGATTATCATTAATCTTTCATTATTCACCTTCGACAGTGGCAAAACGTCGTTTATATATTCCCACGCGATACTGTTCATCTTAACCTTATCAACTTCGCCCTTTATGATACTTTTGATTGCATCGTAATAACTTGCCCCGTCAGTATAAGACAGCGCGCCGGGGACGTTCCACCAAGATGGGCAGACACATACCGCACCTGCGTACGAGCCCTCCAGATAAGCTATATTTGATTTGCACCTATTAAAGGAGTTATCAGCCAAAGGAACATGAAGGCATGAGGGAGCCATATCAAACAGCATCTTCATGTACATAACTATATCCATCGACGGGATATGCCCTTTGTTATTCGTCTCAGACAGAAACCAGGGGGAGAAGCCAGCAAACATAAACCTCCATTCGGGGAAATCTTTTGTAATCTGGTTAAGCTCCTTACTGTGGCTCATCAGGTCGAAGATATGTGCTTCAGGTCCGCGCCATATAACATTGTTCGTTCGTGGCTTTACCTCCGGGCGGGTGAATAATGTATCATGAAAGGCATTTGGCACAACGTAGATGTTCTTGTTAAACTCGCTATATGCCTGCCTTAAATACTCGGTGGGAACACTAACAGCATCGGCAAGTCCTAACATATTTTTGATGTTTGTCTGTGTTTCCGGGTTGTTATACAGGGCATATGTCGGATTCTCTGGGTTGAGAGCAAATAGGTTATCATCATAGTCAAGCCAGAGTTTTATGCCACACTGCTTCAGATAACCGCAGATATTAAGACAGTCCTTTGAAAATGGACGCTGATACATTACCGCATCAAACTGGGTTAAAAAGCTCCAGTTCATCGGTGCTTGGTTCATCTGCATCAGTGTTATGTTGTGATCTGTCTTCCTGCGCAGGTCTTTTAACACCCCTGCCGATCTGTAAAAAGAGCACGTATCAGCACTTTCAACCGTAAGAAAAAGTATCTCTGCCATAAATTATTGCTTGTTATTTAATTCCTGTTTTTTAATCCCTGTCATTAGTGCCTCCTGTCCAGCGATCTCTTCTGTTTTATCATCCTTCATGCGATCAAGCTCCACCTCTGAATCTTCAACCAATGGATTCTGCTCAACGGCTGTCTCTTTTGACATTATTCCGCCCGTGACTGCTACTGAAAGGTTATCAACTACCTCTGTTACGTTCATCGGGAGATAAGGTGTGATTACCGGCTTTAACTGAACCGTTTTAGCCTCGTTTGCAAGAGATGTGTCAATCAATGCCCCGATTGCTGTTTTAAGTATGTTTAAGCGCCTTTGTAGTCCCATGCCGAATGTTTCCTCTTCAGCTCTTACTGCCATATGAGGATCCGTCAGTAGCATCTCAGCTGCAAAACCCGACATGGCCCCGATTGTCATCATCTGGTCAAATGAGATATTGGGTGTCTGGCTCATCGTGTAGATGAACTTTTCAAGATTTGTCTGTTCCAGCTTGATCGATTCGGGCTCTGAAGAGAGCTGTGCGTAATCAGCAGTTGCACCGTTTTCAAGTTGCAGGATACTCCCCTGTGCATTATCGATAATCTCACCCTGTATTTCTCCGGCCACGGTAAATATCGGAGCACCAAACTTGTCGTTCATCCCGCCGTGATTCGATGTCAGTGTCTCATGCCGGTTAATCATCGATTGAACCTTTGCCCATACCGGCTTCTTCTGATTGTAATATTCAACAAGGATCTTTTTTGCGACATTGGGAACAGGATTGGCCGGGACGTAATCACCTGTTTCGCCCGATCGTCCGACAGCATCCGGATCAAGCATCCATGAACCTTCTTTTTTGATGTATTTATATTCAAACTCCGATGTGTAAATATCCGAATGCTCAATCATCTTACCTCCTTCAGAGAGTTTGTAATCCCGACGAAAGGCAATCATTGTACCGTTCACATCAAACAACGGATAGAGAGTGTCGCCAAGTTCGTGAGAGACTATCTTGCTATTCAATGTAAATTTCTGTTTCGGGTCATCCGTTGTGGCATAGTACCAGATAACAGCAACCTCCAGTTCTGATAACTTCCGGCGGAGTATCTCCTTGTTCTTGTAATCCATCTTGTTATCATTCTGGATTCTTTCGACCAGTTTAACAAGTTGTTTTTCTTTGTCGCTTTCGGTATCCCATATGACATCTGTTGTGACTGGGTGAGAAAGAGTAAACCCGACACGCCGCTCGACAATGATCTCCTGCCAGGGAATACCAACACGTACTACATCAATCCATACATCGGTCCAGACAACGTTGCCTGCAGAGTCTTTACTTCCTGAATCCCTCTTTATCTTACGCATCGGGCGTATTGCCTTATCGAACACATCATGCGTTTCGACATTGTACTGTTTTATAGCATCTGCCTGGATGCCTGTATCAACCTGCCGGGTGAATAGCTTATCGATCTCTTTAAAATCCTGTGATTTTATAACTTTGAGTGCATTCATGATATTCTGTTTTATATTCTACCTGTTAAACTTGAAAGATTTGTCTTTTTACGATTGTGCCCTATTACCTCTTCGAGTATCACATACCGAGCACCGTCAATAGCGTGGTTAAACTCATCCACCGGCTCATTAAGGTACTTACCCTCTTTGTCCTGGTCATACACATAGTTGTCGATTTCCTTTTTTATGTGATCGGATCGTCTGGTGATCTTGATATTAAACTCCTGCATCTTTGCTATACCAGCCATCACAGAACCTTTAAACTTCTCAACGGCATGGATATTAAGCCCCGCGTTATGAATTTCATCAATAAGTCTGGGGTCGGCTGATTCTGAGATGATCTTTTTGCTCTGACATTCTGCCTTCAGAACCTTGATAATATCATTTGTCAGCATGTGTGTCCGGTAACATATCTCATCCATGTATAAATCATCACCGTCTATTGCCACGTTGATTATGGCTGTTGGGTCGTTGGTATAACCAAAGTCCATGCCTACCCATCTTTTACGGACATGCTCCGGGATCTCCTCAACAATCTCATAGCTGTCAAATATCCGGCCTTCAATAACTGCCCTCAGTCCAAGTCCGTAAACTGTCCAGAGGGATTTGTTTTTATCCTTCAGCTTCTCAATATCATCAATGATCTTTTTTTCGAGGAAAGGATTGTCTTTATAGGTAGATATGAAATGATAACAGTCTGAATCTTTGTTTACTGATTCTATCCAATGATCTTCTGAGAATGAAGGGTTGTAGTCAAGAATAGAAAAATCAGTTGTACGCATTACTAATTGTTGCCATTCCAAATGGCTGATCTCATTGGCTTCATTAGCAAATAGAATATTTCTTTTTCGGCCCCTGATCTTCTGCTCATCATCGGTGGAGAAAAATTCAACCCATGAGCCTTTGTCAAAATGATATGTAAGTTCAGTCTTATTGAAGGCTTTGGTGTCCCATATCTCCATCCTATTCATGATCTCTTTGAAGTCAATCAGTACCGATCCTTTGAGTGCAGGGAGAGTCTTACGGACAATGGAAAGGCGTGTACCAGGATTCTCAAGAAGGTAAACAATGAGTCTGATAAGGGTATTATATGTTTTTGCTGATCGTGAGGATCCCTGCAGGCTGATGATCGTCTTGCCGGTGGCGAGCCCTCTATTGATTCCATCCCAGATCTTATCAGCGACTTGAATCATCCTTCTTTCTTTACCTGTTCGCGGGAATTAATTACTTCTATTGTGATCTTCGGGATAAGAGCAGAGCCGTCCTTCCCGGTCAATTCCATGCTTTGATTTACCTTTCCATAATATCTATCAAGTATCTCTTGTATGGCTCGGACATCTCCTTTTATTGCTTTTTCCTTCAATGACTTTAATACAGCATCTAATGCAACTATGCCGTTTTTCTCCTCACGGAGTACCTTTTCCAATGCTTCCTTTAGTCTTGGTAATGCGGGTGCGCCATACATATTTCGGCGTGGATCTTTACCTTTCTTGAAAGGCTTTAAGTTTTCCGGTACCCCTCCTTTACGTGGCATCTTTCACAGTTTTATCACAGAATTGCGTACTGCGGATAGTTTCAATATTACTACAGACTTATTAACTTTCACATCTCCCGTTATCAGGCGGGAATTTGAGGTTTTACTCTACTTAATAACTTTTCCTTAAGTGTCACAATATATATTTTAAAGACCCTTGTTTTCATGCCTGCCCGGTCGGCTATTTGCGTCCAAGCAGGTGACCCTAAAACTAACCTATGAAAAAACCTTCTTGACAAAGTTATATATTATAATGATATACGACAATAAAAGTTATAGACAATATTATCAACAAAAAAAGCCGGGTGATTATTCCGGCTTTCGTGAGTGTTGGATTACTTAGTTCTTCATACCTGATAAAGTTGGTTAATACTAAAAGTTAACTGCCCCCTTTAAATGGGGATATCTTTAATACATTTATTCTTTCTGTTTGTTTCTGTCCCTGTACCACTTTGCACCCTCCTTGAAACCTAAAAATGCCTGATAAAGCATCCCCCTACCGTACTTAGAATATTCTTTTGCAGCCTTTTCAATCTCTTCATCCGTCACTTCCTTTGGGTCAACTGGTTTGCTCTGGGAAGGCTGAATTGGCAGAACCCATTGTGCAATAAACTCCTGAATCAGATGTGCGACAGAATCAATAGTAATATTAGTGCCTGTTCCTATTCCGTTGTTACCCAACCATTTTTTAATATCATCAATGGATGCAGAAGGCTTGCTTTCCTCCTCAATTGGCTGGAGATACCAGTCAACAGCCGATAACCACCATGATTCATTATGCCCTTTCTCATAGCACCTACACCACAATTGCTTGCAGTGTTCTGGCATTAATTCTTTTGTAGCAGCAAAATAATAACCGCTTTCTTTCGGCAAATCCTGTTTAGTCTTAATAAAGACTTTCCTGAATAATTGTGTATCTTCTTTCATGGCTATTCTTGTATTAGATCATCAATCACTGGAATATTAAGGATAACTACACCTCTGAGATGTAGCTGAGTAGGTGCGCCATTCACCTTAATTAAGAATTGCATCCAAGCATCCTTAATTGCTGTATCTCTATCGGGCATTGCAACAAAGCGATTTTTATATTCATTAAAACGATCTATTGCATTTTCAAACATTTCTGTTTTTCGGACACGAGATGCAATCTCATTTATAAGGTCTTTTGAATCATACAGAGATTTAACAATATCTTCTCCTTCAGCCTCTTTTTTTGCAAGCAAATCCGCTAAGTCGGCTGT